TAATTCCCGCTCGGTTTTCATTTCCTTTAAGCCGGAAATAAGGCTTACCAGTCCTGTTACTGCGTGCTGTCCCAATTCTCCACCGCCGCCCTGTATCGGTATCTCGATACGGTGCGCCTTTACTTCTCCCTTGCTATTCATTTCTACTTTTACTCTCATTTCTTGCCTCTTCCTTTCTTCTAATCAGCCGTACTGATACCTCGTAAGCTGTGCGCTGTTCTCTTTCTCCTGTGGCTGTATCAAGTACCTTTTCATACTGGCGGCTCTGATACCGTCCCAGCAGCTCTACAGTGTCGCCCTGCTGCCACTGCGCCGCCTCGTCTGCCTGTTCCTGCCAGCAGATGCACGGTAAAAAAGCAGCTGCCGCCTGTAATCTCATTTTTTACCTTTACCGTAATATCAGTAATGTGCTTGCCTCTCGGCGTTTCTCTGTGTGTTGGCTTATTCGCTATAATGCCTCTTACTGCTACCTCGTCCTGCTCTACTGCCTTTTCTGATACCGCCACAAAATCTGCCAGAATATATACCAGCAGTCTACCGCTCTGGAAGTCCTTAAGCGTCTGCGCCTTGCCTGTCATTAAAAGCCTGCTGCCCTCTACAAATTCCTGCATAACGTCAAATTCTATGCCGTTGCAAGCCTTGTATGGTACGTCCTCTGCAAATACTACCGTTACCTCGTCCGGCACGCCGCTTGGTCTTACTGTTTCCAGCTTTGCCATATAGCCACAAAACGGCAGCCCGCATAGCTGCTTAATTTCCTTAATCTGTGTAAGCGTCCCTACCAGTCCCGCTGCATTTCCCTTGATACCGCCACCTGTAAGCTCGTCCATGATTGCAGTATCTAAATCCCGTAAAAAATCCGGCTTTTTCTTTGTCATACTTCCTGCCCTTTCCTTTCTTATATGTAAATGGTGTAGTAAAGCGACATCTGCAAATCACTAAACTTATACTGTGCTGTCTGCTCTGGCTCTAATGGTTTCATAAGCCCCAGCTCTTCCCAGCGTCTGTGCGTTATCTCCGGCACTGCCCTAAACTTCTTTACCTCATGCTCGCTGTATTTTCGGTATTCCTCGCTTATCTCATGGTCTGCAAACGGTTTGAACGCTGCCAGATACCCTACGTAAACGTCTGCCCCGCCCTCGATAATGCGCAGGCGGTCTGAACTTTCCAGCGTGCCTATAAATTCCTTTACTGTCACTGTCTGCCTCTCCTACTTCTCCGGCATTTCGTACAGCCTCGGTATTACTGCTGCAAACGGCTGTACGTCCATGCCGCCCCTTATTACAGCTGCACCGCCAGCCGTAAACAGATAGCTTACGCACGCTTTCTGTATCTCGTCCAGCACCTCTAAGCAGCGCTCTTTTGTGGCATACTCTCCAATTTCTTCTAAACACCCGTCACTTATGCAAATTACGTGGCGCTTTTTGTCTGCCTCTGCGCCGCCTCTCTTTTTCTTTATGTCCTCGTACTCTCCATACTCTACGCAGGCGTAATTACCGCCCAGTCTATACAGCTTTTCTTTATTCTGGCTGCGTATATATACCTCGCTCATTGCCTTTATCTCCTTGCCTCTAAGTTTTCCATTTCAGAAATGCAGTTTGACGGTATCAGCTCATAAGCTGCCGCCTCTATTTCTGTAAGCGCCTCTTTGTACTCAATGTATCCCCACGCCTGCCGTGCTATCTCTGGTACGTTCTGCCGTTCCTTAAAATTTTCTATATGTAAAATCTCGTTTTCCTGCGGCTTTGGATATGTCCCCAGTGATAACGGGCGTAAAGGGCTGTAATATTTGTGGCTCATTCCCCCACCCCGCTTTCTTCTTTATGTTCTTGGTAGCCCTCTAAGTAGCCTATTGCCTCTACGTCAATGTCCTTGCCGTCCTTACCGTCGTTATTTATCCGAATTTTGCCGTAGTAGGCATAAATACAACAGCCGTCATAGTCATATACTCTTATGCTGCCCTCTGTGGCTGCCTCTGGTGTTTCAATAACCAGCGGCTCTGCCTGCTGCATCTGCGCTGCTACCTGTTCGTCTGTTACTGGCTCGCTGTTCTTTCCTCTGTACCAGATAGCCAGCATAAACAAAATGATTGCCAGCACGCCTGCCGCTATAATGGCTACGTACTGTATCAGTTTCTTAACTGTCTGTCGTTTTCGTTTTCTCATTTCCCGCCTCGCTTTCCTCTATCATTGCAGCCCTGCTACGCCGTTCTATCCCCGTAGCCATAAACGCTATTTTCATATCTCTTTCGTTAAATTCGTCGTAGTCTCCTACTGGTGCATCTTCTGGGAAAATCTTCTGTGCCTGTATGAAAGCGTCCATAAATGTACTTAATTCCTCATAAAATACGTTTCTGTAAAATTCAAACTCTAATTCTATTTCGATTTTCTGCGCTTTCGTGCAATATATGCCGATTTTCTGCCGCCGTCCGTATGGCTTGTATGCTGTTCTGTCAGATTTAGCACCCATGACCTTATACATACACTGCCGCAGCAGTTTTATTTCGTGCTTTCCGTTGTAGGAAAATATCGTATATTCATACTCTTCCTTTTGTAGTTCGTCTAAGGAATTTATACCGTTATCCTTAAGCAGCTTTGCAAGTTTCTTTTGCGCTGTCGTTTTCTCGCCGCCTACGCCCCGCTCTGCCAGTGCTTGCAGCTTTTTAATACGCTGTATTGTTTTTTCGTCCATGTATTGCCCTCTCTTCTGTATCAAAATAGTAGTTGTCTACTATCAGCATTTTTTTACTGAAAAGCCACATAAGCCCCAGCGGTACGGTAATAACCGCTATTGTTATGTCGCCCTCTGTCGCCCATACCGCCAGCACGGTAACTGCCAGCATTGCAAGCCCGTAGGCTTTCTGCTTAATGAAATACCAGCGGCGGACTTTCTTTGCCTGCTCCCGCTGCCGCCTCTGCTCTTTTTTCTTTCGCATATCTGCTATGGCATCTGCATAGCCTCTCTGGTATGCGTCCTCTACTATCAATGCCTCTGCTGCCATTCTCTGCCTCTCTTCCTTTCGGCGGCGCTCTCTGTCTTTCCATGTGTGCCGCTCTCCTGTTCTGGCGTTTGGTTTTACCGTGCGGGCTGCTTTTCGCATTAAAAAGCAACCGAAAACCTGTTGACTGTCCACATACTTTCTGGCTGGTATGACCGCCGCTATTTTTCCACGGTATACAGATTGCAGCTATTAGCCTGCTGCCCTCTGCCGCAGGCTCGCCATGCCTGCTACGCAATGTGCCGTGTGGGACTTGAACCCACGACTTGCCGCTTATGAGGCGGCTGCTCTAAACAACTGAACTAACGGCACTCGTGGCGGCTGCTGCCGCCTAATACGGTATGTCTAAACCGTTTTCTTTCAAAAAATCTAATATTTTTATGTACCCTAAACCTTTATTTGTTGGTATCCACATTCCCTCGTTATCGTATTCCCCGCCATTTAATACATAGTCTGCAAGCCTCTTATCTTCTTTTTCCAGCTTAATAATTCTGTCTTTGTCTTGCAGTATTCCGAAGAGGCAAAATATGCAGCCAGTTCTCTTGCAACCTGTCGTACAAAATTGACACCCTCGATAATCATTAGTAGCCTCGTATATGGTTATCTGCCCCTCTATCTGCTCCTTATCTAACTTAGGTATTATTTTTCCGTAACATTCTGCGTAGTCCAGCTCGTACTTAAATAGATACTCTAATACGTCGTTTTCGCTCCAAAATGACATAGGCGCAGACATAGGTCTTTTTAAGTCAAAAGCATTGCAGCCATGCTTTAACCATTTTTGTAATCTCAAATTGCTTTCCTCTGCCATTGTCGCCACTATAGGCAGCCTGCCCGTTTCTTTCTCGTACTGCTTTGCTGGTTTCTTTTTCATGTAATCGCAGCATTTATGCGATATTCTAAAAGGCGCATCTAATAAAAATTTATACTGTGGAATGTTGTACTTGCTCTTATCTCCGTTTTTATCTACAGCCGTACCGTTTAATTTTGCCATTCTATATGTATAGCAATTTCCATGTTTTAGCCCTTTTCTCGCCTCTGCTATTGTTTGTGCAACCTCTTTGGATATAACCGGATAGCCATACTCTGTAATAATCTGTTTGAAATTCAATTGGGACAGCACGCAGTAACAGGACTGGTAAGCCTTATTTCCGGCTTAAAGGAAATGAAAACCGAGCGGGAATTAGAGCAGTTATTAAGCATGGTTTACGGCTGGGGCGCTTGCTGTAAGCATTGCGGTTTTCTGACAGAAAAGAGTACAGACGACGTTATGCACATGGCAGAGGAACTGGCAGAAATTGAAAGCAAGAGAATTGAGAAAGAAACAGGAGAGGCAGGCAAAGCATGAGAAAGGTTTATATATGCAGCCCATACAGGGCGAAAGACGGCGCAGAGCTGGACAGAAACATAGATTATGCGCAGCAGCTGACACGGCAGGCATTAGAGGCAGGCTTAGCACCCATTACGCCGCATTTATATATGACGCAGTGCATGGACGATAAAAAGCCGGAAGAGCGGGCAAGGGGCATGGCTGCTGGGCTTGCGCTGCTGAAAGGATGCGATTTTGTTATTGCGGGCGTGAAATACGGCATAACAGAGGGAATGGACAGAGAAATACATACAGCAAATACGCTGGGAATTGCGGTTATAGATGCGAGCCAGATTAAAGCATATATGCGATATGAGGAAAAGCGGCAGGAGCGGGCAGCGAGCGACTACGCAAAGCTGCATGAGTGCAAGCATTGTTACGAGCGTAGATTATGTAGCCTTATGGGGTATGAGAACTGCTGTACCGCCAACACTTGCACAGCTGCATATAGACGGGCTTATGAGTATGCCTTAAGCCGCATAAGAGAGCGGCAGGAAACATGAAAAAATAAAAGCGCCTACGGTGGGGAAACACCATAGGCGCTAAGCTATACAGCTTTGAAATACTATAAAAATTATAAGCTATGTATGGCGCAAAGTCAAGAAATTTAACGGGCAGGCAGCCCGTTTTAACACTTGATAAAAGTATTAACGAACCGACAGAGAGGTAGATATATGCCATACGTAGAGAGGGTAACAAAAGCAGGAAATACGATAGAGATAGAGAGGTACTTTACCAGCAGATACAAAAAGAAAGGTATCAGCAGAGGGGATAAGGTAAAGCCAACAAAAGAAGAGCAGGAGAAAGTAAACACCAGACAGGCAGAGAGAAAGTTAAGGATACTCATAAATGCGAACTATGGTTATGGGGACTACCATTTAGTGCTTGATTATATCCGCAGGAAAGGAGAGCCGGACAGAACGCCGGAACAGATGCGGCAGGACATAGACGTATTTTTGAGGGAGTGCAGAAAGGAGTACAGAAAAGCAGGGTTAGAGTTCAAATACATACACGTTATGGAGATAGGCAAGAAAGGTGCGAGGCATCACCACCTTGTAGTAAATAAAATTGACACAGAGATTTTACAGCGCTGCTGGTATAAGGCATACGAGGGGCATAACAGGGTAAAGGTATTTCCTCTGGACGACAGCGGCAACTATGCAGAGCTGGCAAATTATTTAATCAAATACACAGGAACGCACAAAAAGGGTACTGACGGAGCATTACAGGGCAAGCGCTGGAATTGCAGCAAGAATTTAGTAAGACCAGAGCCAGAGTATCACATAATTTCAGACCGTGAGCATTTCAAGAAAGAGCCAAAGGCAATAAAGGGCTATTACGTGGACAAGAACAGCGTGAGCATGGGAGTACACAGCCCAGAGTATTATGGCTATGGGTATTTAAGATACACCTTAGTAAAAATAACAGATAGGGGGGGCTGAAATGCAGATAATCAAGGGCATTGCCATTGCAGCAGTGTTGATAATAGCCGGACTGCTGGCGCTGATTGTGGCAGCATATCTGGCGTTTAGAATTGCGGCGGCTATTTTTGAACAGCAGGAGAGCTGGAAAGACAGCGGCAGCAGAAAGGGCAGAAAACATGATAGAAAAAATTAAATACTGGTTATTACAGAAAGGCAAGGACTGTAAGCGCTGCTGCCTGCGGTGCAGATACTACGATATATGCCGCTGGGACGTACTGGGAAATGCAGGACTACAAAGCGAGGAAACAATAACGCTTTTGGCGATAGAGAACAGCAAGCCGCATAAGGACGGGCTGCTTTTCAGAATTTGCCAGTATGTAGAATTTAAGCAGAAAGCGAGGCGAGAAAATGAGAAACTTTAGACTGGACGACGAAAGCGGGCATCAAGAGGCATTATTTAGCTGGGCTGCATACAGAACAGGGCTTATGCCGGAACTGCAATATATGTATCATGTGCCAAACGGCGGCAAACGTGATGCAGCAACAGCGGTGGCGCTTAAGAGGCAGGGTGTAAAGGCTGGCGTGCCAGATATTATGCTACCAGCTGCAAGGGCTGGGTATCACGGGCTTTACATAGAGCTTAAGGCGGGCAAGAACACGACGACCAAGAAACAGAAAGAGTGGTTAGAGTATCTACGGCAGCAGGGCTATTATACCGCCGTCTGCTACGGCTGGCAGCCAGCAGCGCAGTTGATAGAGCAGTATTTATTACATTCAGACGAGCTTACAAAAGAACAGGAAACAGTAACCATGCGTTAGAGGCGAACGCAGGAAAGAGAGGCAAAGAATGAAAACAATAAGCATTTTGAATTTAAAGGGTGGCGTAGCCAAGACCTTTACAGCGGCAAACATGGCGTATGAGATTTACAGGAGAGGTTACAGGGTGCTGCTGATTGACAATGATAAGCAAGGGAATTTAAGCAAGGCGTATAGCAGATACGACGCAGAGAGCGTAGCACCAGTTACAAGGTTGCTGGCTGGGGACTGGCAGGGAACAACAGAGCTGATACAGAATACAGATTACGTAGGGCAGCAGTGCTGCATAGATATTGTTACGTCGAATATGTCACTTTTTGGGGCTACGTGGAATTTGACAAAAGAGGACAGCGAGAACCAGACAGAACGCTATAAGAGATTTGCAGACATTATGGGCGGCTTTTATGATTACTGTATCATTGATAACCCGCCGGATATTGGGCTTAATGTCATAAATGCGCTGGCAATCACGGACGAGGTAATAGTACCCGTAAAAGTGGACGAGGACGCTTTAGAGGGGCTGGATATTGTAACAGAGCAGATAGAGGACGCAAAGGCATTTAACCCAGCATTAAAGCTGGCAGGCGTACTGATTACGTCATACCAGAA